GCCGCCTCTTTAATGATCTGTGCGCCTACGTTCTCCACAGGATCATCTAGATCCACGAACTTAGCTACAGTTACGCCGTCTTTAGTAACGATAGGCTGCTTACCCTTCTGATGTAGGATGACGTTGCGGCCGCGGGGGCCTAGGGTTGCCGCTACGTTGTCGGCTAGTGTATTAACTCCATGCATGATCTTGTCGTGCAGAGCTTGGTCGGACGAGTATTGCTTAGACATATAACCTCTTTGTTGTCTAGTGCATTATATAATAGCAACGAATCAATGTAAAGTCAAGGGCTTATTTTAATTAACTTTCTTTTTCAGAATACTTCGGATCTTCTTGAAGTAATCCTACGATCTCTTCGCCCTTGGCTTGGCCAGCATTGTTTGCCTTCATAGCTCTCTTTCGTCTAGATTCGCTATAATATCTACCGATATTCTCTGTAAGCTCTTTTGTATTCTCTAGCAGCTTCTGTAGTGCTGCACCAAGCTTTTCAGAGTAAATTTCAATTAGTTGATCAATATTCTTCTGGGAGAGATCCATTACACCATAGTTTCGCATGTTTATTATATCGGACATATTGTCCATCTCAGTTCTAGAGATTGCCCATTGGCTTTTCCCGTCTGACGCACCTTCGCTAATAAGGCGAGTTTCATGCTCAAGCATTAGCTTTTCTCTCTCATGGAACAAAGACTCTTTTAGTGAAGCGCCGAGATCATTTAGTTGGGCTTCAATGTCGGCTAACTCTTCTTTTGCCTTCTTTCTTAAAGCTCTTGCTTCTTTCGAATCTACCGGATCTTTACCATACTGCTTGAGCTTCTGGAATCCACCGAGTCTTTCTTTATTAATTCTTTCCGCATCGAGCTTTAGTTTTTGTATTAGCTCTGCACGTTTGCGCTCTGCGGGAGGTAAATCGCCTAATTCAGGCTCGTCCTCTGGAGTCTGAAAAGCTTCTCCGCCGCGGCCCATAGCGTACATCATGCCTTTGTTTGTATACCCTGGCATATCATTCAGTGCTAAGGCAATCTCTCTAAGGCCTTCGCCCTGTTGCCCATTCCAGTTTTGAATAGCTGCTTTCAGGTTCTCCGCTGCAGCCTCTGAGCCGAGTACACCCATATTATTAGACCGAAGCATAACATCAACTAGATTTTCTCTATCAATAACATAATCAAAGAACTGTAGCTTCTCTACTTTCTCGCCCACAGTCAACTTAAATACGACTAGATATGTGATCTTCTCTGCACCTCGAACAAAAAGGTAGTCAACTAGGTTGGTAAAGCTACCCTTAGTCGGAGTATCTGGTCCGAGAAGCTTTAGACTAACTGGATCATCTTGGCCGATCTCACTGAAGGCTACGAAGTCTTCAATAGGAAGTGTTCCTCGGACGCGGCCTGCAATCTGCTTACCGCCTGTCAATGCGGCCATGAAGCCCTCAAACACAAAGCCGGCTGCGGACTCATTATAATCGTTTAGTGCTGCCTGTAGCGCCTCTGTGACCATCATCATGTTGAGGATTACAGAGGGTGATCTTCGTCGTTGTGCGGCGTTAGGATCTAAAAACTTATTTAGATCTTCAATTCTAGCTTTCATGTTCGCACCACCACGTACAACGGAGAAGACTCTGTTGATCTCTGCGCGGTCTTGTGCGGAGGGATCACCCCAGGCTTCCGTAGGTACCAACTTGGGAATAGCGATGCTGTAGCTAAACCTTTCGGCCTCGTTTAAAGGCGCTGCCTCTTTAATAGATTCTAGATGAGGTTCTAGAGCGCTCATCTGTTGTTCAATAAGATTACAAATGTCTTCAAACGACATCTCTGGGTTGGGCTTCTGATCTTTCGAGAGGAATTCCTCTACAATCAAGTCTATATTGCTTGCCATAATACTATAATTAGTCCTTTGAGCCGATAGTGTACTCTTTTAATTGATAAATTATTTCATCTAATTTCAGGCCGGCTGTATCAATCTTCTTTCTGGTTAAGTGATAGTGACAGACGACACCATTAAACTTTGCCGCGGCGGCTGGCTTATATACTTCGGTTAATAGTCTACCATTTTGTGTCGGGCATGTTAAGGCAATTCCATATTGCTCATGCAAAAACTCCAATAGAGCCTTGTACGCCATTATTTGTTTTGGATAATATCCCAAATGTGGCTTAAGCTTGACACCATGTACAATTGAATCTTTTAAAATCGGTCGCTCGCCATGGCCTTTTTTCACATATGTTTTCTGGTATTTGGTGTAGTAGGCGTTACTGAAATCTATACCGATCGAAGCATTATTAACTCTTCTGTTTCCGGCATGCCAGGTAATATCATTACAATCCGCCAGTTGTACGATTGTTCCATCATTGTCAATAACAAAGTGTGTGGATATATTTCTCTTTTCCAAAACCTTCTTGCAAGATTCCGCTGAAAGGCATACATCCCAATGCGTCACCACCATTGTAGGTATTCGCTCTTTCTTGTTTTTCTTGTAACACCCGTCTTTGATTAGGTCTATTTTAACTCGTGGCCAATCAAAAGGAACTAGTTTGCCAGCACACAAGATCCTGCCTTTGGTCTTAGGGGTGTTTTCCATGTTTGTGAAGGCCCGGCTATAAGTCATTGGCCCAACAAGCCCATCAGGCTTTAGTCCGTGGGCTTTCTGGAAGTCTATGATTCTATTGATTAAAACAACGTCGAACTCTTCGGCGCCGAACCAAGATGGATTCCATTTTAATTTTTTTGCTGATCTTCGATTATAAAGTATCTTAGATAATGTCGTCCGCGATACCCAATTCGATAGCTTCTTTAGCATCGAGATATACATTTACTTTCCTGTCAATCAATTTTTTAATATATCTTCTTGTCATGTCGGTATCCCGAACAAGTACATCAATATATTTCTCTTGAGTCCACTTCACTTCTTCCATCTCGTTTTGAAGATTAAAAAGTGGTCCGTGGTGACCAGCAATAACGCCATGAATCATAACTCTACAATTCTTCCCAATCAGCCGCTTTCCTTTGGTGCCAGCAGCTAGGATTGGAACTGCGGCAGACATAATCTTGCCTAAGCCATAGGTGTAGATATCACGATTTTGTTTAAGCAGATTCATTGTATCATAGATTGAGAACATGTCTGCGGCAGACCCTCCCCAACTTGATAGATAAAAGTGCATGCACATCGCGCGTTCTTCTGGTGTCTCGTGTATTCTTTTTCTTAACAAGGATGTTACTAAGTCTGCAGCATTCTCCTCATCGATATCCCCATAAAGAATTACTGAATTAGATGTTTCTGTTTCTGTTGCTGCGGACCCGCCTGGGCCAAGACCAAACATTAGTGGCGCAATCGCTTGCAAAAGCTCACCATCATCTTGTACTTGATCCCCATCAAGCTCCTCTAGATCGGCGTCTTCTGTATCCTCTTCTACATCTTCCAGTAGTTCTTCTAGAGCTTCCTCTAGTATCTCTTCTGTCTCTGTGGTTTCTTCTGACATAATAAAAAAATCCCCTTTTACATAAATAGTTTATTCTGTATTCTTTCGTAGTCTTTTATCCAGATAACGCATCGCTTGAAACCAATTCTTAAACGATGCCAATGGCTTGTACGCTGGTGGCAAGCTTTTTTGCAACATATAAAGAGAGGTAATGCGCCAAGTTTCTAGAAATTCGTTATCTACTTTTTTGGACGCATCTATAAGCTCCTGCTCCACTCCGGCATTTTTCATGGCCTCTATCTTCAACTCTTGTGCTGATAAGATATTTTTATGAGATATCTTAAGTACGGTCAAGGAGTAGTATACTGCTTCTGAGAATACTATCATGGCACGGCTTGTGTTGAATAGCGACGTGCCTATCCTATACGAGAAGATACCCAGTACGTACCAGCCTAGGCTTTCAATTAAATGTCCTTCCATTATACACCTGTTAGTTTATATTATTATGATAGCAAAAATAAAAAGGCCTGTCAAGAAGACAAGCCTTTTTAAAACTAAAATGAAATTACTACTTTAAGAGTTGTTCTTATTAGCAGCTAAAATTCTCTCTGCGACGCGTCGAACAACCTCGGCAACAAAAGCATCTTCTTCTGTTAACTCGTCTTGCTCTTCGACAGTCTCTGTAGTCTCTTCTAGAGTCTCGTCTGTAGTCTCTTCTAGAGTATCCTCTGTAGTCTCCATGAGATCTGCATCGTCGTCTGCATCCATCTCAGGCTCCATGTCCATATCCATGTCCATCTCTGGCTCTGGCATTGGGTCGTCGCCGTCAGCGTCGTCAACAGCTACGGTTGTCTCGTCGCTTACTAGGCCTTGGCCCTTGAGTGCATCGAGGGTTGCTTGAGCAACAGCGTTGATTACAGCGGAAGCGTCAAGGTCGCCTGCAGGAGCATCGTCACCCATGTCCATCTCTGGCTCAGGCTCCATGTCCATCTCTGGCTCGTCGTCCATGTCCATCTCTGGCTCGTCGTCCATTGGCATGTCGTCCATTGGCTCTTCGGCGTCCTCATGAGCGCCCTCGTACATGTCCTCTTCCATCTCGTCTTCGTGCATGGCTTCTTCAAGCTCATCTTCGTGCATAGCTTCTTCAAGCTCTGTCTCTGTTTCAGTAACGAAGCTCTCGCTTAGCCCGCTGAGATTAGCTAATTTCATAAATCTCCGGGTGGTCTCTTCGTTTAATAAACGCTTCTTCATTTTAGTTTCTCCTTTCGTGGTACCAATAAAAATAAAACTATAGCAGCATTGTGCATATATAAATAGTATCTATTTTCTTTAAAAGCCTTATTCGTTTGTCATCTTCTTGGCAAAATTAGTTAATTTTTTCATCGCTTTGTCTTCTATTTGCTTTACTCTAACAAAACTTACATTTAATCTCTTCGCAGTTTCTCTCAACGTGAGAGCCCCATGCTTTGATACTGTTTCGTTTACACAGTTTAAATCTTTTTTATAGTCTACCCATAGGCGACAATCTGTATTTTCGCAAGGTTTTCTATTTTTTCTACATTGTTCTAAACATTTCATAGGTCTGGGTGCTCCTCTGCGATAATATCAAATATACTCTCTACATCAACATCTGTCAAGCCAAAATCTTTTTCATTCTTTTTGCCTTTCTCCAGAAGCTTCATACTCTTCTGTCTCTTTGGGACACTTTGTATTTGATGTTGTTTTTTATAGTTGTCTAGATATTCCATTATCAGTTCGTTCTTTTCTAGATATCCGGAAATCATAACTCGAAAGAAGTGAGATTGATTCATTCCATCATATCTAAGTCTTATCCTTAGATCAGTTTGTCTTTTGCCCGTGTCGTAAAACATAAACTTCTTTCTTTCGCGCGGGTCTGGTATTGAAGGATCTTTTGTCATTTGTTCCTCGATAAGATGTGTGTAAAGCTTTCTGACTGGCCAGCGACGGTCTGGATGATAAACTGACTCTTAGCTTGAAGCTCTTTTATAGTTTTGGCTCCCGAGTAGGATAGCCCACTCTTAATTCCACCGTCTACATCAGAAAGAATCTTTTCTACGGAACCCTTGTATGATACAGTTGTAGAGATGCCCTCTGGAGTCGTTGATTTACCTCTCCAATCATTCTGCGCCGCTGACGAGGCCATTCCTCGATAGACTTTATATTGTTTGCCATCAGTGTTTTTAAACACATCTCCTGGTGATTCTTTAGTGCCAGCGAGCATGGATCCAACCATAACAAAGTCAGCGCCTGCAGCTAGTGCCTTAACCATGTCTCCAGTAGTTTTGATGCCTCCGTCTGCGATTAGCTTGGTATCAGAGGTGGTCTGTGCACAGTCCATGATGCTAGCCAGGGTTGGAACTCCGTGTCCTGAAACTAGCCTAGTGGAGCAGATGGATCCACCGCCAATGCCGACCCTCACGCTGTCGGCTCCCCAGCCGGACAAAGCCTCGAAGCCCTCTAAAGTTGCAACGTTACCGGCCATTAGATGAATATCTGAGCCGAATCTATCTTTAAGGGACTTTAAGCACTTCTCCATCATCATGTGGTGACCATGGGCCACATCTACGCATAGTATAGTGCATCCGAACTCAATTGCAGTTTCCGCTCTCTGCATATAGTCTCCATTCATACCAATTGCGACGGCGGCTGGAACGTCCGCTTCAGCCAAAATACGTACTTGGCCGGCAGGGTCATTATATCTATGGATGATCCCTAGTCCTCCGGCTTTGTACATCGCTCTGGCCATATTCACCTCAGTAACCGTGTCCATTGGACTAGAGATTACAGGCAGACTGAGCTTGTGATTGTTATCTAGTTCTGAGCTAATGTCTGCGTCTTGGCGACTAGTCAGATCGCTGAACTGTGGGACCAATAAGACATCATCAAACGATAGTGCTTTTTTCATTATGTGTTTCCTTTTCGTAGTTGTTTATTAATCTCTCTATATACCACTTGGCTTTCTTGAGATCCTCAAGTGGGTTATCCTTATGCTTATGCCTAGACACGTACTTGATTATATTTCCGGTGCTGAAGTCCATACTCCAAGAGTCAATAAAATCAATGACCTCTATGCCTTTATTATAATGTTCCGGATGATTTACTTTTTCCATTTAAAACCCCGGTACTGGACAGGGATCATCTAGGAAGTTTTCTCGATCATCTAGTTTAGTTTTTAATGTGGTCTCTTCATTGTCCAAAGTTGCTTCTTGCTGTTCGGCCTCGCGTCGCAACTCCGCTGCAACAGAGCGCACCTCTGCTGTTATCTTTGTGCTGTTGGTACCATAGTGGTCTCTCACATCAGCGTTGGCGCTCCCATCAAACCTGCTTTTCTTACTATTAGTAGACCCAAGTGCGCCCTCACCACGGTCGGAGATAGTAATTGGCACATCGTCATATAGAGTACCTTCGACGTTCTCCATCACTCTGAACGGAACCACGGGTACCAACACCAGTTGTGCGATCTTTTCACCGGGCTTGATTACTTTTTCGACTAGACCAATGTTGTGTAGGTCGATAAAGATTTCTCCTTCATACCCAGAGTCGATGCAATGCGCGCCGACAACCAGGTTATTCTTTGCGGCTACACTTGATCGGTTCATCACCTGTAGCATGTATCCGTGTGGCACCCCAAACTTAAGACCTGTTGGTAAGATCTTATTTTCATTTGTCCTTAGTACCACTGACTGGGGCGTCTCTGGACAGTAAAAAATGTCTAGACCGGCGTCCGATGGATTTGCCCGTACGGGCGTTCTTGCATTTGCTCTTACTCTACTGAATTCAAGAATCATTATTGGCCTCCTTTTCAAACTCTTCAATAACTTTCTTTGCTTTGCCCCAACAATCGGGGCAATATAGGTTTACTACTCCTTGCTCTCTGCGAACTGTAACAAACCATGACTGTACCTGCTCCTTATTTCTTTTATCATAAGGAGCCTTGCAGGCTAGGCACTCATCACCTAGCTTATCAAACAAGCCCATTTTACTTTTCATATCTTTCTTGGCTTGCTTCTCTTTCTTTCTTTGTAGTTTTCTTTCTAAACTTCCCATTATTCTTCCTTTACTGCTCTGTTGTATAATTTTTTACCCTCAGCTAAAAAATGGTTGATTGTCTTTTGTTCTATTTTTTCTAAAATTTTAAATTCTGTATCATGCGGGTGCTCATCTAACACTTCAAATTCAAAAGCCTCTAAACCGTATTTATTGTAATCTTCCTGCAAGTTAGTATTATAATGTTGTCCTTTTCCAAGATCCAACTTGTGTGTTCTCCATCGACGCGGAAGCGCCGTTGAAGCTCCAATATAAGTCGCATTAGTTTTTTTGTTGGTGATTTTGTATACTCCTGCCGGCAAATTTTCGTAATATTGCTTTTTTTTAAGATCGATCGCCTCTTTGTTTTTTTCGTAATATTGCTTGTTCCTAAGAGCGATCGCCTCTTTGTTTTTCTCAGTCCACTGTTTCTTCTTAAGAGCGATCTTCTCTTTGTTCTTTTCTCGATATTGTTTTTCCCTAAGAGCGATCTTCTCTTTGTTTTTTTCGTAATATTGCTTGTCCCTAAGAGCGATCGCCTCTTTGTTTTTTTCTCGATATTGCTTGCTGCGGTCGGCGTACGCCTCTTTGTTTTTTTCGTAATATTGCTTGTTCCTAAGAGCGATCGCCTCTTTGTTTTTCTCAGCCCACTGTTTCTTCTTAAGAGCGATCGCCTCTTTGTTCTTTTCTCGATATTGCTTGCCGCGGTCGGCGTACGCCTCTTTGTTTTTTTCGTAATATTGCTTGTTCCTAAGAGCGATCGCCTCTTTGTTTTTCTCAGCCCACTGTTTCTTCTTAAGAGCGATCTTCTCTTTGTTCTTTTCCCTGTAGGCTTTGTCGCAACTCTTGCATCGTAATGCAAGACCGCACAATCGGTTGCGACGGCTTACTACGAAATACTCCGTTGTTGCAGGCTTTTCCTCACCACACTTTGTACAAACTTTTGTTTCCATTATCCTAATAACCTAAAGTTGTAATACATAGACCTCGTAGAAAAGCCCCAGTTCTCATCGTACTCAAGCTTCGCCATATACGGTCTGTTAAGCTGGAGGCTGTCTTTCTCTTTGACTCCCCAGCATTTAATAGATGTCATCTTAGAAGTGCTGTCAATCACTCTGACAATCCAGTAATCTTTATTATTCTTTGTTTTCTTTTTGATAATCTCGCGAGGAACAAACCAGGCCACACCAAGGTCAATATCATATTCTCCCACTGGAGGGACCATGTACGACCTGAGCTTCTCTTGTACAGTGTTGTCAATAACCAGATCTAGCGGGAATACGCCAGTTAGGTCGGAGATGTGCTGGATTACTTCCTCGTCTGTGAAGTCGCCCTCTGGAGCATACATTTCTAAGTTCTCAAGAAACTTCTTCTTGTTCTTTGGCCTATCTACAGCGACAGTGCTCCAGAAATGCTTAGCTCCAGTAAACCTGTCATCAATCAGACGATCGAACGCACCTGACCTGCACAGCACATCCAAGGCTTTCTTATTAAGCTTTGAGTACACAATCTCCTCACTAAACAGAAGCTCCTCTATTGTATTGAATGGTCTGTGTTCTATAATCTGTTCAATTGCTTTATCCCCAAGGCCCTTGATTGAATTTAACGGCTGGATAAGCGTCTTATTGTCTGGAGCGATCTCCCACTGAACAGTTGATAGGTTAACATCCAAAGGC